ATTGCACCTCACCGCCCATCTTTCCGACAAAGAGCCTGCGCTCGGTGGCCGTCTGGCACACGCCCAGGCAGATCCGGTCGCTGACGTTCACGGGGTATGGCACCACGATCCGGTTGAAGAGCTGGTCTTCCAGGAAGAAGGAACCCGCCACCGCATCGAAGCCGACTAGCAGATTCACCCCAGCCCCCGTGGCTGCCCAGATGACTGAGGTGGTGATCTGGTTGGGGATGAACCAGAAGCTCACATGGAAGATGCCGGGGATGCTCACGGCCCAGGAAACCCGGGTCGTGTCCTTGACCAGCACCCCGCTGCCGTAACGCCCGTCGCCATAGCTCACGCCAACGGACTCACCAGTACCCGGGCTTCCATACCCCGACAGCGTCCCGTTGAGGCGCCAGCCATAGAGCTCCCCGGCCTGCAGCGCATCCTCACGCGCCATCTGAAACCGGGCCTCGATGCTTTTAAGCGCACCGTCGTAGGTCCACTGCCGCTTGGCCGCATTGCTGCTCCAGACATAGTTCGCCGTGGACCAGCTCTCCCGGTCGTCCAGCGTGGCCCCGATGCTGGCCAGAAGCGTGTTCTGCGCCCGGTAGCTAGTCGGTAGATTCACCTCGAAGAGGTACTCCGACTGCGCCACGCCGCTGTCCATGCGCAGCACATCCTCACTGTTGACCGACTCGACCGAGGCAAAGTGCTTCACCCCGGGGAACCGGGTGGCCTGGGCATCGATGGTGACCAGCAGGTTGGCATTTTGCGGCTGGGCCACCACGGTAGATACAAAGGTGGCCTCATCCGAGTAGATGCCGGGCGATGCGATCGCCTTGATCCAGAAACTGCGCTCACCGTCAAAACCGGAGGGCAGCGTGAAACTACTCGACTTGACCTCGGCAATGAAGATCGAGGTATCCCAGGCTGTGCCTTCGCGCAGCTCGTAGGCCACCACTTCGGGTTCAGCATTGGGCAGCCACCGAAACTCCAGCCGGTTGGCCGACTGCACCACATCGAACTGCCTCACCGCAGCAGGCGCCAGCAGAGTCAACAAAAAAGTGGTGACATGCTGGCTGTACTTGCCCGAGGTGTCGAACGCCCGAATGAAGTAGTTGTACTGGCCAGATTCGCTTTGGTCATGCACGAGCTGGGTGCCAGCGGTCTGCCCAACCAGAGTACCCGCATCCCAGCCCGTGCCAACGCGAACCTCGTACCCGGCCAGGTCGGCATCGGTATTGGCGCTCCAGCTCAGCAGCAGATCGGTCGTGCGGCGCAGGACCACAAAGTCCTGCACATCGTCCGGGGGCTGCAGCTTGCCCAGGATGGCTTGGCTCAGCGTGACCGAGGTTCCGAGCTTGCCGGACACCCCTACTGCCCTCACCGTGAACACATAGTCCCCGGCTTCGGCGTTGCGGATCTCCAGATAGGTTGCCGAGACTCGGGGTAGCGTGACGGTGTTGCCGCCATTGACCCGGTAGCTCACCTGGTACTCCAGCGCGCCAAAGACCTGCTCCCAGCCCACCTGAATCAGCACCAGCGCCTGATCCTTGACCCGGTACAAGCTCTCGGTCACCACCAAGCCCGTGGGTGCTGCAGGCGTGCTCGAGAGCACCGTGATGTCTCGCGGTTGCAGGGCCAGCCCCTGCTCAATGGCGCCGTACTTGTCCGGGTTGTGGGCCAGCGCCGTGACCTCGTGAATTCCCGGCTCACTTTCGGCGACCTGTACCACCCTGAACAGTTGGACTTCCACCTGCGTGGAGGCCAGCACCCAGATGGCCCCCACCTGAGGGGTCGTGGAAAACGCACTGGTCACGCCCACCATGCGGCCGGACAGGGAACCGACTTGCCGCTCCTCCACCGCCCCCGTGGGCAGCACCACCGAAATCCGCCATGAACCTGCAGGCAGGTCCTGGTCCAGCGTGACGCTCACCGTGGTTGCCGCAGTGATGCGGCCACCCAAGCGTAGGCCACCCCGGCTGCTGTCGGCCACCTTGATGACATCACCCGGACGCACCACCGCACCTTCAAGACCGGTGCGGAAGGTGATGATTTCCGATTCGGACTGCTCCGAATACAGCAGCCACTTGCCCACCCGGTTGGCCTGGCCCCGGGAGGTGCAACCCATGGCCACCACATCAGCCTGCACCACGCCATAGCGGGCAATGCCTGCCATGTCTTCGACGTATTCCACCTTCTGTCGGTAGAAATCATCGGGGTCCACCCAGCTGACCAGAGCAACCGTGTGCCTAGCCTTGGCGGACGACCCTTGGTAGGCGAACTCGCCACCGATGACATTGGCTGCCGTGAACTGGTAGACCGGATCCTGGGGCGCATCCTGCGTCACGGTGATGGCACCGCCAGACCAATAGGCCATGCCCCTAAAGATCGAGGCCATGTCCTGCACCACCTTGTAGGCCTGCTCGCGGCTTTGCAGGTACAGGTTGCAGGTAAAGCGCGGCTCATAGCCGCCCAGGCCATTGGGCACAAGCTCGTCACAGTAGCGGGCCACCCGGTACAGCGCCCACTTGTCCACCTGCGACTCGGGGATGAAGCTTCCCAGCCCGTAGCGGGTGCTGGTCACCAGGTCATAGAAACACCAGGCCGGGTTGTCCGTCCAGGCCACCTTGAAAGTTCCGTCCCAAACCCCGGCATACGAGCGGGTCTCGGGAAAGTAGTTCGAGGGGATCCGAACACGCAGGAGTTTGAGGTCATAGCTGCGCCGGGGGATCGAGGTGAATTGCGAGGCATCCACCCGCAGGGCCATCAAGGCGCTGTTGGGGTAGCGCAGCTTGCTCTCGATGACCTCTGTGTAGGACTCCAGAAACGTCTTGTTCTGCAGACTGGTCTGCGTGGAGTCGGACGTGATGCGACGCAGGCGCACATCCCAGGGACCAGTGCCAGTGAGGGGGATGTAGTAACTGCGCTGGTAACGGGAAGTGGTTTTGCCCGAGACCGTGTCCGAGAGGCCCTGCACAAAACCTGCGCCGTGCGCCTGCACATCGATCGCGTAGCTGACCGAGGTTCCGTTGAGGTCTCCATTGGTGGTGTCTTGCAGCGTCAGGGTCGGGATGCTGACCTTGATGCGCACGGCATCCACGTCCGGATCGTTGATAGTTCGCACCACCGGCTGGTTGGCCTTGCATTCGACCCCCACGGCCACCTCGTTTTCTACCGAGGAGAAGCCAGGGATGTAGCTTTGCTGCTGGGTGCCGGGCCGGGTTTCGAGCGTGACACCGGTGAAGTTGTAGCTGCCGTCCGGGTTCTGGATTGGAGTGTCGTCCAGGTACACCGACTGCAAGCCAGCAGCCAACCCCTCGATTTCTCCTTCGCAGACCAGATCCACCACCCGGGCATAGGCCTTGGAGCGCAGGCTGTCGGGCGCTTCCTGCGCCACGCGGGCACTGCCGCCCCCACCTTTGCCGCCACCGCCTGCGCCAATGATCAATCCAGACTCAGGGGTGTTCATACTGCGATCTCGTCCACATCAATTCCCGCGCTGATCACGGCCGATCCGACGATGAGGCGGCCGTAACCCACGGGTACGGGATGGCCCTGCGCGGTGGTGTTGACCGCCCCGTTGAAAACATAACTGGGCTGGTTCTCAGGCCGCTCAGACGGGTCCTGCGCCTTGGCCGTTGGAGCAATCATCTGGGCCACACCTCCCAAAATCATCGAAGTGCCCACCGAATACAGCGTGGCCTGAGACAGAAACGAGCCTGCTGCGGCCCAGCCCATCGGGTTCCACCAAGACACGGCAATCAGCGCAGCACCCAAAAGAATCTGGCCCAAGCCATTGCCCCCGGCACCGGACACGACCGGCGCAATGGTGATGCGCTGCTGCCCACTGGGCTCGTGCAGCCGCTCCAGGCTCAAGGCCTCACGCCCGGCCAGTACCCGGTAGCCCACCCCGCGCTCACCCGAGGCCACCAGCTCCCGCTCGAATCCGGGGAAGTTGGCACACAAAGCGCGCACGGTCTCAGCCGCTGAAGCCACTGCCATCCTGTGGCGTCGCCCGAAGCGCTTGCCCAGTTCACCGAGAAGAAGGATCGTGACCATGCAGAAGTTCGTGCAAAAGTTGATGTCTTAAGGTGTGGGTGGTGATCTTTAGCCAGTAGCCACCATAGACATCGCGGCTGGAAAGCCTGCCCTGCAGGTGGTGCAGGATGAGTCCGTCGCCCAGGTAAATGGCAGCGTGATTCGGTACAGGCGATGCGACTTGCATCAGCAGGACATCGCCCGGATTCATGTCGGAGGCCTCCACCACATGGAAACCTGCGCCAGCGAAGTTGTCCAAATAGAGATTCCCGCCGCGCTTCCACCACTCGTCAAAGCGTGCGAAATCAGGCAGGTCAATGCCGCGCTCCTGGGCGTACCAGTCTCGGATCAGCGAGTAGCAGTCAAGCACACCATGGGACCATTCGCGCCCGACCAGCGGTGCGACATAGCCTTGCGGGTGCAGCTCAGTCCACTGCGCAGCCGGGAAACTTGCAATGAACCAGGGCAGCGCTGTAGCTTCGCAAGCCACCCGGTCGGCCTGGCTAGGCTCAGGGCTCAAGTTGGGGTGGGAATGAAACACACCCACGATCTCGCCAAGCTGGTCAGCGCGCACATAGTCTTCGGGGTGGATCACGAACTGGTCGGTCCCCACACCGATGTTGCGGCAAGGGACATAGGTCTCCCGGCCCTTGTGAATGACGAGCAGGCCACAGGCTTCGCGGGGAAACTCCCGTGCAGCGTGGGCCAGCGCCAGCGTCTGGTTGGTTTCGAGCATCACCGAATCAACCCCGCTGCAGGAAACCCGCCAAAGGGCAACTCGGCGTTCGCCCCGAAGCGCTTCTGACAGGACACCAGACGTTTGCCACACGCATCTTGCGCTCGGGAGCTCACGGCTTCGTCATTGGCATTGAAGTAAGCAGTGCCGGTGTAACCACATTCAGAGCCACGGTAGAGCCAGGGGCAGACGTTTTGCACGATCTGCCGCCGGGGCAGAGACACTCCTTCCAGATCAAAGGCAGCGGCCAACTCGAACTCGACCACATCCCGGGTTTCACGCGACTTGCGGTCAATGAAATACACATCGTCGGCGAATTCAGCAGTGGCGTCCGCTGTCGGATTGGCCCCAGAAATAAAGTTCACCGCATCCAAATACTTCAGGAGCGTGCGCTTTCTGGTGACTTTGGCACCCACCAGGTCCTGGTAGGACAGGATGAGCGCGGTGATGCTGCCTGTGACGTTGGCCACCTTCAGTTTGGGGCGAGGCACCTGACCGTTGCCGTTGAACTCGAAGCCTTCGGCCTGGATGGGAAACGGCTCGTAGGTGTTGCCCTGCCAGACCACCTGACGGCGCAGCTCATTGGTGCCCGCATGAAACCGCACCACCCCCTCGTTGAAGAGAGACAGGTCCAGCACAAAAAGCTCGATGACCGCGCTCGGGGCCAGCTTCTGAATTTCTGAGGTGATCGCTTGGCTGGTCATGACAGATCAAACACCTGCCGGAAGGTGGCGTGGATGTTTTCCAAATTGGGTTCTTCGATGCTGCGGCTCCACTCCTCACAGAGGAACTTGCCCGCAATGCCGCTTGGGGTGGTCCAGTCAAAGGACTGGACCGCGCCCCGTGCGCGCAGAAAGTTGTCGATCGCTGCAGCGTCTGCCGTGGACTTGCCCCGGAATTCGAGCGACCAGACCTCGGGCTGCGTGTTGATGCCGTAGGCCAGGCGCTGCTCGTAGCCATCCCCAAAGGAGACCTTGCGGACATTGGGTTTGACGGTGAGGGATGCCCCGATCGAGGCGATCCATGTAAATGTCGCCATGCAAATCCTTCAATGCGTCACTGCCGACGCGGGTCCAGCAGGCCACCGGCCCGCTTCTGGTTGAGCAATTCCTGACGCACCGCACTGGAAATCGCCCTGCCCAGTTCCTTGCCTTCGCCCGCATTGGTAGTCACCCCGCCCTCGACCACATTGACCGAGACGTTGAAAACGTCCCCGCCCCCGGATGCGGACTGGTTCATGGTCACGGGGATCGAGCGGCCATCTGGCAGCGGCACATAGGCTTCGGCCATGGAGCCCTCGCCAAAGACCGCCAACTGAGGTGTGGTGGCCACCCCGCCACTGGCATACGCGCGCAGCGGCAAAGGGCCCGAAGAAGTCATGACCCCGCCATCGGCAAATCCAAACAGACTGCCCAGCGCCTTGGCCATGGGCAGCATGACCGCGCGCTGGATCTGGATGCGGATCAGGTCCGAGATGATGGAGGTGGCCAACGACTTGAAATCCAGCTTGCCCGTCATCACAAAATTGGTGAGCGCATCGGTCATGCCGTTGAAGGCCTTGGTGGTCACCGCCTCCATCTGCTTGCCCACCTGCTCAGTTTCTTCACCGAGGGTGCGCAGCGCCTTGGCAAATCCAGCGCCTGGGTCTGACAACTCCAGCGCCCGTTGACCCAGTAGCTTCGCGCCATCGGCCGCCTGACGGGCAGCTTCTTCGATGCGTCGGAAGGATTCGGCCAACTTGTCATTGCCCTGGGTGGCCTCCACCAATTCCCGGGCCTTTGCCGCGAAATCGGCCAGTTCATCCGCACTGGATTTGCGCGCAGCGGACAGTCGTCGCAGGGCATCGATCTCGCTGATCGAGCCGGTCTCGCGCAGGACCTTGATCTGCTCTTCGGTCGAGCGCAACTGGCCCTGGCTTCTGGCCACCTGCTCCTGCAGGTCCTTGAGCGTTTCGCCGGGCAGCTTGATCTCGCGCTCGAGGTTCGACTGCTGCGCCTCGCGCTCGAGCTTTTCCCGGCGCAGGGTGATCTCAGAGAGCTTGTCCTGGAGTTTGAGCTTGTCCTGGGTGGTCTTGGCCACAGTGGCCAAGCCTCGTTTCAGGATCGACTCCTCCTGTGCATAGATTTCAGCGAGGCGGTCCGTGAAGTCCTGTTGAGCATTCAGGCGTGCTTCGCTGGCATCCTTGTAGCTGATGTAGCCCTGCCCCTCGTACAGATCGATGATCTTTTGCCGGTCCTTGAGCAAGCCCGTCTCGACATCCGTCAGCCCTTGCAGCTGCTTGATGTCGCTCTCGATCTTGGCCATGGCCGCAGCAGTGAGTGCGCCAGTGGCTGAGTTGTAGTTGAGCTTCGGTTTAGCTGCTTCACCTGCTGCTTCGGTCTCACCCCGGTTGATGGCGTCGAACCGTTCCTTGACCGCATCAGCGAGCAAGGGCATCTTCCACAAGTCAACGTAGGTCTGGTTGGCCTTCTCGACAATCGCATTGCGTTTTTCCAGTGCGGTCTTGAGAGTGGCCTGGTTCTCCTCGGAGAACGGGTTCAAGCCCTTGCCACCGGCCAAAAAGGTGCCGAGCAACTCGATGTCGGCCCAGACCGCCTCGAAGCTGCCCATGACCGCCTTGGCCATCTGGATCACACCGCGCAGCGCATCGATCACGATCGCAATGCCGTAGGCCGTGTCCTGCGCCCAGGTCTTGAGCGTGCCGTCATCACGCAGCTTGACCATGGCTTCTGCCGTGTTGTGCGTGCCCAGCATCACGGCCTTGAGCTCACCCACAAGTTCTTCCAGCGCTGGCAGCGCCGCCGTCACGATGGTTTGGGCCACGAAGTTGTGCTCGGCCCGCATCCGGCCCATGGCCTTGGAGGCTTTTTCGGCCGACTCGATTTCTGCTTCGGTCAGCCGAATGTTCAGATCCTGGTTCGCGGCCAGGTCCTTGAGGAAGGGCAGCAAGCCTGCACCGGACTTGCCGAAGAGTTCTAGCGCAATGGCCGTCTTGCCCGCCCCGTCCTCGAAGTTCGAGAGCTTGAGGGCAATGTCATTCATGACCTCAGCCGGATCACGCAGGTTGCCCCCTGCATCCTTGGCCTTGATGCCCAGAAACTGCAGGGCCTGTGAGGCCCCCTTGGTTTCATCATCGACTCCTGCCAGCCCTTTGGAGAGCTTGGTCAGACCCACCCCGATCTGCTCCATGGCCACACCTGAAATGGTGGCCACCGGTGCAAAACCGGACAGCGCCGTGGCGCTCGCTCCGGTCTGCTCGGCCAGGTCCTGCAGGGCGGCCACAGTTTCGAGCGTGTGCATGACCAGCTCTTTGAGCGCCCCCACCGATTCCACGCCAATGGCGATGGCAAAGGTGGTCTTGGCGACTTCGGCCACCTTCTCCAGGGAGCCACGCATGGATTCAGCGTGACGCTCCAACAGCAGCGCACTCTTGCCTAAATCCTCCCGGAAATCGGCCGTTTCCGCTGCGAGTTTAATCACCAGGGAGCCGATATCAGCCATGTTGCTTGCCTACGTTATGCGCGAACTTTGTGCGCGAACATGGCCTTGAAACGGGCCACATTGAGCTGGGTTTCATCTTGGGGTTGGGTAGCCTGGGGTTTGTCCAGGAAGGGCATGAAGTCCTCTGGCTTGAACGGACCCGCATCCTTGGCCCGGTGGGCGTTGGCAAAGGTGGAGGCCACCACACCGGACCTGTAATCAGCCCGATAGTCCCCAAAGGGCTCGAGCTGGTAGTACGCCATCCACTCGGTCAGCTCGTCCGAGCCCATCGATGCAAGCATCTCGCGCACCGGCAGGCCCAAAGCCAGCGCCAGCCGGAACACAAAGCGCCGCGAGGGATGGGCGATCAGTCGTTTTTTGCAGCGTCCACCTGATCGGCGCCAATGCCGTTCAAGCGCTGGGACACAGCAAACACCCGGTCCAGTGCCTTGGCACTTTTGCCGCCGAGAGCTGCGATGTCACCATCGCTGAAAAGGCGACTGCCGCTTTCATCGCACAGGGTCAGGGACACCAAACGGGCGCGGACGTTCTCAAGGCGGCCTTCCTTGCCAATCAAGCTCGCTTCGAAGGCATCGCGATCGGTACCGGTCATGGTGCGCACCTGCACCTCACCGCCCCACTCGGGCACAGGCACAGTTTCACGGGGCAGATCGTCAGATTGAAGGATTTGTTCACGGGTCAACATGGGTCTGTCTCCTTAAGCCTCGGTGATGTCGCCATCAATCTCGATGGTCACGGAGGCCTGCACCACCGCGTCCACGCCGCCTTGCACGCTGAAGTGCGTGACATAGCCGTAGAAGGTCCAGGTGGCAGGGTTGGTGTCGGTGAAAGTGATCTTGAACTGACGTCGCACGCGGTTGGCACGGTCGGTTCTCAGGCCCTGATGGACCAGATCGTCGGGGTTGTAGTGCAGGGTCAGGGACAGCTGCCCCTCGTCTCGCAGGCCCACGCGCTTTTCCTTGGCGGTGGAGGCCAGATTGGTGACATCGATCACGGCGGCCTGCCCGCCCGGTCCCTGAAACGAGACCACGTTGGGAATGGTTTCAAAGGCGGTGGTACCAAACCGGGCAATGGCAATGCCTTGCGCGGTAATTGCGGTGCTGCTCATGCATATGCTCCTTGTTTTACGGTGAACTCACCAGCCGGTGGTAGGTGTAGTCCACGCTCACCCGGTACAGCCGGGCCTGATCTTCAAATTCGGACAGCCCCATGCGCACATCTGCGACGGTGCTCTTGTCTGCCAGCAACGCAGCCAGGACTTGGTCTTGCAGGTGCAAGGCCTCCTGGTACGTTCTGGCATAGGTGTCGACCTGCACGCGCACGCGCTGCAAGCCATGCGGCCCATCAATGCCGAAGATGTGCTCCTGCACGATG